GTAAAATGGCTGACGGTGGTCGAGTAGGATTTAAAAAAGGTGGACTTGCAACAATGTTTAAGTTAAAAGGATAATATGGCAGAGATAGATGATGCTTTACCGAATCAATCGGTAAGCGATGAAGAATTTGTAGAAAAGGAAGTAGTCGAAATTGAAACTCCAACTGAAGATGTTGTAGAGACATCTGAAGATATTGAAGTAATGATGGACGACGAGGGTGGAGCAGAAGTTTCTTTTGATCCAACAACTCCTCCAGAAGAAGGAGAAGATCATTTTTCAAATTTAGCAGAGTATTTAGATGATGATGTTTTAGATCCTTTAGGATCTAATCTTTATGACAAATATACTGATTACAAAGAATCTCGTGCAGATTGGGAACAATCTTATAGAGAAGGTTTAGGTCTTTTAGGATTTAAATATGAAAGACGTACTGAACCTTTTAGAGGAGCTAGTGGAGTTAATCACCCAGTTCTTGCAGAAGCCGTAACTCAGTTTCAAGCACAAGCTTACAAAGAATTACTACCAGCAGATGGTCCTGTTAGAACACAAATATTAGGAAAAATTACTCCAGAAAAACAAGACCAATCTCATAGAGTTAAAGACTTTATGAATTACCAAATTATGGATCAAATGAAAGAATACGAACCTGAGTTTGATCAAATGCTTTTCTATCTTCCCCTGTCAGGTTCTACCTTTAAGAAAGTTTATTATGATGATCTTTTAGGTAGAGCTGTAAGTAAATTTGTACCTGCGGATGATTTAATTGTACCTTACTCTGCAAACTCTTTAGATGATGCAGAAGCTATTGTTCATGTAATTAAGATTTCAGAAAACGAATTAAGAAAACAACAAGTAGCAGGATTCTATAAAGATATAGAATTAGGTACTCCACCTGTTACTGAAAATCAATTAGAAGACAAAAAATTAGAACTAGAAGGAATTTCTAAAGATGGTCAAGAAGATCAGTATACTCTTTTAGAAATGCATGTTGATTTAGATATAGAAGGATATGAAGACATGTCTCCAGAAGGAGAACCAACAGGAATTAAACTACCCTATATTGTAACAATTGCAGAATCCAATAATAAAATTTTATCTATTAGAAGAAATTATAACGAAAATGATAAAATGATGAAAAAAATAAACTACTTTGTACAATTTAAATTTTTACCAGGAACAGGTTTTTATGGTTTTGGTTTAATTCATATGATTGGTGGTTTAACTAGAACAGCAACGGCTGCTCTAAGACAATTATTAGATGCTGGAACTTTAGCTAATTTACCTGCTGGATTTAAATCTCGTGGTATTAGAATTAGAGACGACGCACAACCCTTACAACCTGGTGAGTTCAGAGATGTCGACGCTCCGGGAGGCAATATCAAAGATCAGTTTATGCCATTACCTTTTAAAGGACCAGACCAAACTCTACTTCAATTAATGGGAGTTGTAGTTTCAGCGGGTCAACGATTCGCTAGTATCGCAGATGCACAAGTTGGCGACATGAATCAACAAGCAGCCGTGGGTACTACAGTGGCGTTATTGGAACGTGGATCGAGAGTAATGTCAGCGATCCACAAAAGACTATACGTTGGTCTTAAACAAGAGTTTAAATTATTAGCAAACGTATTTAAAACTTATTTACCACCTGAATATCCTTACGATGTTCCTGGTGCTACAAGAAATATTAAAGTTCAAGATTTTGATGATAGAATAGATATTCTACCAATCGCCGATCCTAATATATTTTCTCAAACACAAAGAATTGGCATGGCACAAACTCAATTACAATTGGCACAATCTAATCCTCAAATTCATGATTTGTATCAAGCGTATAGAAGTATGTACCAAGCCATAGGTGTAAAAAACATAAATGCAATTTTACCCGCACCTCTTCAACCACAACCAATTGATCCAAGTATGGAAGAGATTGCAGCAATGAGCATGAAACCTTTTCAAGCGTTTCCGGGACAAGATCACAAAGCACATATTGATTCTCATTTAAATTTTATGAAATCAAATACAGTACAAAACAATCCTCCAGTAATGGGTGCTTTACAAAAAAATATATTGGAAAGAATTTCTTTAATGGGACAAGAACAAATTCAATTAGAGTTTAAAGAAGAACTAATTAGAGCTCAACAGATGCAACAAATGTTACAACAAAATCCTAATAACCAACAATTGATTCAAGAAGCACAACAATTAACTAACATGATGAATGGTAGAAAAGCTGTGTTGATTGCAGAGATGACTAAAGATTATATGGACGAAGAACAAAAAATGTTAACTGAATTTGGTGGTGATCCCCTACTTAAACTTAAATCTAGAGAGTTAGATTTAAAAGCAAGACAAAATCAAGCAAGAAAAGAGTTTGATGAAGGTAGAATTAGCTTAGATACTATGAAAGCTATGATGAACCAACAAAACACAGAAGAAAAAATGGAACAAAACGAAGATTTAGCAGAATTAAGAGCTGAAACTTCGCTAACAAAGACAATGTTATCAAATGAAAACTCTTTAAACAGACAAAGAATGGCAGATCAAAGTAAGAGAAACGATTTTGGTAGAAATTTTAATAAAAATTAACTATAATAAATCATTAAGGAGAAAATTATGGACAAAGATTGGCAAAGAGGTTCTGGATACGTTAAAGCATCAAAAATTACTAAAGAATTAGGTGTTGGAAAAGACGGATACCAAACAGGCGGCGTTACTATCGAAGCTACTAACCCACAAGAAACACAAACTGTTGTTGTTAAGGGAACTAGAGCTATGAGAGCCGACAAAAAACCTGTTACAGCTAAATGGTACTAATCCATGTGGTTATCGGCAATTAAATTAGCCGTTTCCGCAGGAAGTCACGTTTACAAAAAAAAACAGGAAACAAAAATGATGATGGCAGACGCTGCAGCTAAAACTGCACAACGTATGGCTACTGGTGAATTAGAATATTCAGGCAAACTCTTAGAATCTAGAAATTCAGATTGGAAAGACGAATTTATTTTGATTTTACTTTCGGTTCCAATCGTAATGTTGGGTTGGAGTGTTTGGTCTGATAATCCTGTACATATGGAAAAAATGGAGTTATTCTTTATGCACTTTGGAAATTTACCAATATGGTACCAAACAATTTTTGTTGGTGTAATTGCATCTGTCTATGGACTTAAGGCAACACATCTGATAAAACAAAAATAACTTAGGAGAAAATATTATGAGACAAAATGGCGTAAGATCAAATGTTAGATTTCCATATGGAAGTTCAAAAAAACAAGGTGCTAATGATAGACTAGATGAATCTCTAGGAGCAAGAAGAGGAAAAGAATCTACTAAATCACAAAGTTACAAATCTAGAAGAGATGAATCTAGAGGAGCTAAATAATGAATTCATCTAGAATGAATAGACTAGAAGAACTTGGAAGAGTTGATTCTGAAAAAGCTTACACTAAAAAAGGTAAAAGAAATCTTTCAGCTGAAAAAAATAGAATTGTTGAAGAAGTTTCTGGTTACAAAAAAGGTGGAGTAGCAACCGAATCTAAAAAAAATCAGTTTAAAAAAAATAAAGAAGGACAGAAAGAAACTAATAAAAAATCTATGAAAGTAGGTAAACAACTTTTAAATATTGGAGTACCTACTGTAGGTGCGGCAGAATTAGGTAAAAAAGTTTTAAAATCTTTACCTAAAAAAAAACTATCTTCTAACATTTCTAGAGTTAGAAAAGCAGATGGTGGAATGGTTAATGTAACTACTAGAGGCCAAGGTAAAGTTATGGCGGGTAGAAAACAAAAAACTTATATCTGTTAGTGTTAAACATTAAAAGGATTTAAAAAATAATGATTAAAAAATTAAAACCAGTACCAAGTGAAAAGAAAAAATCTTTAGGAAAATTACCTACAGGTGTTAGAAATAAAATGGGTTTTTTAAAAGGTGGTGGAAGAGTTGCAGCTAAAAATGGTCTTTGGGCTAACATCAACGCTCGTAAAAAAGCTGGGACTTCTAGAAGTAAAGCAGATTCTACAATTTCATCTAAATCATATAAAAATATGAAAGCTGGATTTCCAAACAGTAAAAAAAATAAAGCTAAAGCATAATGAAAAAACTAAAAAAATTATACAATAAACTTGTCGATAAAATCTTTGGTAAAAGATGTTCATGTCCTGAAGATATGTTAAGAAAACATCAACCAATGAGGTGTAAGTTATGTGGTGCAATACATGGCTAGTGCCGCATGGACACGAAAAGAAGGTAAGTCTAAATCAGGTGGACTTAATGCTAAAGGTGTGGCTTCCTACAGAGCAGCAAACCCTGGTTCCAAATTAAAAACAGCAGTTACAACAAAACCATCAAAATTAAAATCAGGTTCTAAAGCGGCTAAACGTAGAACTTCTTTTTGTGCTAGAATGACAGGCATGAGAAAAAGACAAAAACCCAGTAATAACACAGGCAAAGATAGACTATCTAAGTCTCTTAAAAAATGGAACTGTTAATGAGAGATTCAAAAGTTCTTGAAACTTTTTTAAAAAGCAACTATAAAAAAATCAAAGAGATGAGTTTATTTAGACATTTAAAAAAAGAAGTTAATTCAGGTGCTAATGGAACTCAAGACTATATAATTAAAAAAGGTCCTAACAAAGATAAGGTGGCTAAGAAATGAAAAAACAAAAAGTTAAAAAGGTTAAAAAAGTAATTAAGGGTTTAAAGAAAGCTTCTAAA